CTAGAAAATAAACCTACATTTTTACATGCACACAAACTAATTAGAAAGATTGGTGGTTGGATGCCTAAAGAAAGTGATTTAGGAACCGAAAAATGGAATCGTTGCTTTGAAGTTGTAGATGATAACTTTTATTTTATAGAAGCGGAACGATATGACTTAGACACAGTGCTTAAAAAAGGCGCTGAGTTAGTTAAAAGAAAAGGCATTAAATGCTTAGTTATTGATCCTTATAATAAGGTTAAAATGAAAGGTGCTTCTGATATGTCTATACCAGACGCAACAATGGAATATTTAGCTAGAATTGAAGCTTTTGCAAAAAAGTATGATGTTTTAGTAATTGTTGTAGCGCACCCAACTAAAATGTACAAAAAAGATGATGGCACTATTGATGAACCTACTATGTATAATATTAAAGGTGGTGGTGAATGGTATGACGCATCTTATCACGGGTTGCTAGTTCATAGAGATTACACTAACAATTCTGTAAAAGTTAAAGTACTTAAAGTAAAATTTCAAAACCTGGGTGAGAATCAAGCAGAAGCACATTTTAAATGGAACCATGCTTCTGGCGACTATATGCCTTTAACCACTTTTAGCAATGAAACAATGCCTTGGGACTAATGGCAAAGAAAAAAGAAAACTGGATGCCGCAATATATTCCAACACAAGAAGAAAACAAAGCTTATATTTATTGTGTTAAAAATAATATAAGAATATCAGCAATTGGAATGCAGGGCGAAATTGGTAAATGGAAAATAGGTATTAATGTTGGACCATATGTAAAAGGTGAAAAAACTAACATAGCACCTCATATATATGATAAAGATACCATATGGCCAAGTTATTACGAAATGTGTAAATATTATTATGATAAACGTACAAGATGAATACAGAGGACTATTATCAGGAGTACTCCACGGTGGAGCACAAAAAGAGGATAGAACAAAGACTGGGACGCAATCTGTCTTTGGAAGAATGCTTCGACATGACATGGAACTTGGATTTCCATTGTTAACAACTAAAAAAATATTTTTTAAACATGCAGTTACGGAACTATTATGGATCTTACAGGGACGCACTGATATTGCTTACCTCAACGACCACGGTCTTACTTACTGGGATGCTGATTATAAGCGATCAGGTAGAACTGATGGTACGCTTGGCCCTGTTTACGGGCATCAGCTTAGGAACTTCAATGGTGTTGATCAACTTGAAAAAATACTCAAGCAAATTAAACAAGAACCAACCTCAAGGCGCATTATGGCAAGCTTATGGAATCCCAATGATATGGACGATATGGCATTACCTCCTTGTCATTATGGCTTTCAAATATATATAAACGATGGAAAACTTGATTTATTATGGACACAACGATCCGCTGATGTTTTTCTTGGCTTGCCTTATGATTTTGCCATGTATGGTTTATTATTACTTATGCTGGCAAAAGGATCAGGTTATAGACCTGGGAGGCTTACTGCTTCACTTGGTGATTGTCACCTTTACAATAACCATATCGAACAAGCTAAGCAGCAGTTATCCCGCGATTTTAGGAAACTTCCTAGTGTGGGAGTTGATTTTGGATTATCTATTGAAGAAGGAGCAGGAAACTTTATAAGAATACCAACACACAAAATGATTCATTTAGTAAATTATAATCCTCATGAGCCAATCAAAGCAAAACTCAACGTCGGAATTTAAATACTGGTTTGAAAAAAACAACTATATGGGTCAATTCCTTAGCAAAGAAAGTTTAAATATAATTAAATCATTAAAAAACAAATGGAAGCAGCGGTAAGTAAAGGTAAATATAAAATTTACCATATACCAGGAGTTAAAATTGGGTGCACAAGTAATATACAAAAGCGAGTGATTGAAGCCCAAGGCTACAAAACTGGTGAATACGAAATATTATTTGAAACAGATGACGTAGTTGAAGCTTCTAAAGTTGAAAGAACACTTCAAGAAGACTTAGGTTACAAAATAGATAGAAAACCTTATAAAGACTTATTTAAAAAGACTATGAATAGACACAGTTCGTCTGCAGCAACTACTACATTTAAAATATCTTCTAAAGAATTAGATGCAGCATTTTTAGCAGACTTAGAAATTAAAACACAATATGGCACGTTTAAACTTGATTCAACTGATAAAATTGATTGGGTTATATCTAATGTACATAACAGTCAATTTGGTCCTAACTCCTGCTATATTTATAATAAGGCCATGGCTGAAGCAGGTGAGTTCCAAACATTAGTAAAATCTAAAGAAAAACTTTATTCACATCAAGATCAATTTGAATTGATTAGAGAATGGGCTGAAGAAAGAGGTTTGTATGACAAAGGAGATATTAAAACACAGCTAATTAAATTATATGAAGAATCAGGAGAACTATCCCAAGCTATACTTAAAAATGATAAGGCAGGTATTATTGATGCTATTGGTGATAGCGTTGTTGTTCTTACTAATCTTGCCCACCTTGTCGGTACCGATATTGAAGTTTGCATTAAGTCTGCTTATGATGAAATATCTAACAGAACTGGTAGAATGATTAACGGAACATTTGTAAAAGATGCGTGATAAAATTATACAACAAGTAATAAGTAAGATACAAAAACGATCTGATGTTGGCTTTAAAAAGTATGGTGTAACTCTTAACGACGATAACCAGCCATTAGATGCGTGGCTTAACCACTTACAAGAAGAACTTATGGATGCAGTTAATTATATTGAAAAAGCTCGTATGTCATTGCGCGAAGAAGTTGAAGAGTGTTATATTAAAGACTTAGAAGTTGATTCAGAGCTTATCTCTGCATATCCAGATCCTGGACCACCTGACCAGCTAGGGTATAATATAAATAAAACATGGACAACTAATCATACATGAGACGAAAGAAAAGTAAAAAGCGCGGCCCTGTAACTGCAAAAAAAATAACATATGATGGTATTAATTTTGCATCAGGCCTTGAACGCTACACTTATATGGCTTTAAAAAAAGAAAAATTATTTGAATATTATGAAGGTGAAGTTTTCCAGCTTATCGAAAGTTTTAATTTTTCAAATGAGTCTTACGAAAAACAAGCAAACGGGAAAGGTGATTACACTAACCGAGGGAGCAAAAAAGTGCTGGGCATTAAATATACGCCTGACTTTACTGGAAAAGATTATATAATAGAATGCAAAGGGAGGGCTAATGAATCTTTCCCTTTGCGATGGAAACTTTTTAAATTATGGCTTACCAAAAACAATATTGGAAAGACGCTTTACAAACCACAAAATCAAAAGGAAGTGGACTTGACAATTCAAATGATAAAGAACAACAGAAAAAGCAAGCGCGTATAATGTATAAAAGACGCAAATTAGAAAAAGATGTTAAACAATATATCAAACATGACAGAATCACTAGCGAAGCAATTGAAAGAATTGGAAGACAACACGGATTTTACATTGAGTAGCCATTATGAAGAAAGAATAAAATTCCATATGCTTATGCTTGATTATTATTTAAATGAAAAAATATGAGTTGGGAACTTTCATTAGGATTATATCCAGGAATATTAATAGGTGTAAGAAGTTATATTAATGAAACCACTACAGATCATGTGCTATACATACCATTTGTAGAATTATGTTTAACAATATATAAGAATGAATAAAGTAGAAGAATACGTGTTAAAAAGATACCCTAAAAGATTTAAAAATAAAAAAATTTTAATAAAAGAATTTGATAGCCATTATGAGGTTAATCACAATAAAGACGCAAGTCCACTTATATTAAGTAAAAACATATGAAAGAGTCAAAACTAATTGAAATGCAAAATAAATTAGAATCATTAGGAGGCGCTGTAAATCGCATGATTAATGAGATTGCTAATTTAAAAGACTTAAGCGTAGGCACACTTGAGTTGGTAAAAAGACTGCCTGATTACGACAAAGCATTAGAAATATTAAAAGACAATTATAAAAAAAATAAAGATGAGTCTATTCAAGGAGAGGATACCGTATAAACCTTTTGAATACCCTGAGTATTATAATGACGGCTGGCTAAAGCAAGCGCAAGCATTTTGGTTACATACAGAAATACCAATGTCTGGCGACGTTAAAGATTGGAATGAAAAGTTAACTAAAGAAGAAAAGAATTTAGTTGGCAACATACTCTTAGGCTTTGCACAAACAGAATGTGCAGTGTCTGATTATTGGACACAAAAGGTTGTTGGTTGGTTTCCTAAGCATGAGATCCAACAGATGGCTATGATGTTTGGTAGTCAAGAAACAATACACGCTGTGGCGTATAGTTATTTAAATGAAACATTAGGTCTTGAAAACTTTGAAGCATTTTTACAAGATGAAGCAACTATGGGTAGGTTTGAAAACTTGGTTGCTTATGAGGGTAATGATCCAATTAATATTGGTAAGTCACTGGCTGTCTTCTCGGCGTTTGCTGAAGGGGTTAGTTTATATTCTGCTTTTGCAGTATTATATTCCTTTCAATTACGAAATTTACTTAAAGGAATCGGACAGCAAATGAAATGGTCTGTAAGAGATGAATCTTTACATAGTAAGATGGGTTGTAGGTTGTTTAATCATATGTGTAAAGAAATACCTAACTTATTAGAAGAATGTAGAGATGACGTTATTGCAGCAGCAACATCAATGCTTAAAGCAGAAGAAAAGTATATTAATAAAATGTTCGAACTCGGAGACATTGAAAACCTTAAAGCCTATGACCTTAAGCAATTCATTAGAAAACGTCTCAATGAAAAATTACAAGAACTTGGTTACTTCGACCTCGGGGAGTACTTTGCTTTTGACAAAAAAGGAGCAGAAAACCTTGACTGGTTCTATCACCTTACTGGTGGTCATACTCATACTGACTTTTTTGCTGTTAGGCCAACAGACTATTCTAAAGCAAACGAGGGAGAAGACTTTGAAGATATTTGGTAATGAAAATTTGTAACAAATGCTTAAAGAGCAAAAGCGAAGACAAGTTTAGAAATGATAAAAAAACTTGTAGACAATGCGAATGGCGCTTCAGCCAAAGATGGTTGCGCTCATTAGTTAAAGAAAGAAAGCTTAGTCCTCTTGAAAGAATATCAAACAGGCTAGGCTATATGGGTGCTGCATTTATAATGATGTCGCCATATTTATTATCTTATGGTAAAGTTGGTGCAATAACATATATATTCGGTGGTCTGCTTTGCACACCCCAAGTTTGGGTAGCTAAGCAGTGGAACTTAGTAGTGGTTAATTTAAATGTAACATTAGGTTATTTAATTTATTTATACAATTTATAATGTGGAATAATGAGTGGAAAAAAGGTGAAGACTACCCCAGCTGGGGAGATACCGAAGTATACAAGAAGACTATATCCGGGGGATATTTGGTTAACGGAGAATCCCCCAAAGACGCATACTGGCGAGTCTCAAAAACAGTAGCTAAGCGTTTATATAAGCCAGAACTGGCTGAAAAGTTTTTTGAGTATATATGGCAGGGTTGGTTGTGTTTAGCGTCTCCTGTGCTGTCTAATACAGGTACAGACAGAGGTTTACCAATTAGTTGCTTTGGTATTGACGTAGCGGATAGTATACAAGATATTGGTAGTAAAAATTTAGAAATGATGCTCCTAGCGAAGCACGGCGGAGGAGTTGGGATAGGCATCAATCAAATAAGACCCGCTGGTAAAAGAATAACAGGTAATGGAACTTCAGACGGCGTTGTCCCTTTTTGCAAAATCTACGACTCAACTATACTCGCAACAAACCAAGGTAGCGTTAGAAGAGGAGCTGCATCAGTTAATATCAATATTGAACACGATGACTTCCTCGATTGGATTGAAATTAGGGAACCAAAAGGAGACGTCAATAGACAATCTCTTAACCTACACCAGTGTGCTGTCGTTGGCGATAAGTTTATGCGAAGACTTGAAACGGGAGATCAAGACGCTAGGCAAAGATGGTCGAAGCTACTCCAAAAGCGTAAAGCAACTGGTGAGCCATATATCCTTTTTAAAGGCAACACGAACAAGTCTAATCCAGAAGCATATAAGAAAAATAGTTTAAAGGTACATATGACTAATATATGTAGTGAGATTACGCTACATACAGATGAAAGTCATAGCTTTGTTTGCTGCTTATCGTCTTTGAATTTAGATAAATATGATGAATGGAAGAATACGAATTTGATTTACGACGCAACATGGTTCCTGGACGGTGTGCTAGAAGAGTTTATCCAGAGAGCGAAGAATATGAAGGGATTCGAGAACTCTGTACGCAGTGCGGAGAAGGGCAGGGCACTTGGACTTGGTGTCCTTGGTTGGCACAGCCTACTGCAGAAAAACGGAATTTCTTTCGAAGGATTATTGGCACAATTCAAAACGCGCGAAATATTTTCAAAAATAAAAATTGAAACCGAAAGAGCCTCAAGAGCATTAGCCGAAGTGTATGGTGAACCGCTGTGGTGTTCTGGAACTGGATTTAGAAATACGCACTTAAGAGCTGTAGCTCCAACTGTATCTAATTCAAAACTATCGGGTAATGTTTCACCTGGTATTGAGCCATGGGCTGCTAATGTATTTACAGAGCAATCTGCTAAAGGAACATTTATACGTAAAAATAAAGAACTTAAAAAAGTATTAAGAAAAATTGGTATCGATAATAAAGAAACTTGGGATAAGATTCTGGAAGATGGTGGATCCGTTCAAGGAATTAAACAACTTGACGGATGGTATTACGATCACGGAGGAAGACTTACTGAAGAAGAAGGAGAGCCTGTAAAAAGTGTATTTAAAACATTCAAAGAGATAAATCAATTAGAACTGGTTAGACAGGCTGGCATAAGACAAGACTATATAGATCAGTCTGTAAGTTTAAACTTAGCGTTCCCTTCTGAGGCAACCCCTAAGTGGATGAATCAAGTGCACTTTGAGGCATGGAAACGTGGAATTAAAACATTATATTATGTACGAACAGAAAGCGTCTTACGCGGCGACATTGCTGCTGCGGCTATGGATCCTGATTGCTTGTCTTGCGACGGTTAGTTGTGAAGATGAAGAGGATTACTGTGTGATAACATTAACGACTGTATGGGATGAGTCAACAAACACTTATGTTACAATAGAAGAATCTTATTGCGAATATTATTAATTAAATTTTATATTATGACACTTAAAGAAAAAGTAAACAAGTTAGAAAAAGAATTATTAGAGGCTAAGCAAAAAGCGGCTGATGTTATCTTAGATACAAAAGATAATGTATTCACTCAGAAAGAACTTAAAAAAATTAGGTTTCTCGAAGGGTGGGCAATAATCGGACCTATTGCAGGTTTAGGTATTGGTTTACTATTTTAAATAATTAAAGGGGATGACGCCGTAATTGGTATCATCCCCCTTTTTTTATGTCAGTCCAGCAGAAAATCCTATATTTCCTAAATCACTGTTATCTTTTGACGCTACACCGTCAAGCCTAGATTTATATAGTTTTTCATTTTCTTCTGTTTCCATCTGATTTGCTTTTTCAGAATCAGATATATTTGAATTAAATTCATCTCCAGCTTTCTGTCCATAAGCATCTATGTCTTTTGTTCTAAATGTGCCGCCTTGAGAACTTTGAACATCCCCGGCTAAATTAGCTGCAAAGCTTTTTAAAAACTCTTTTCTTTTGTTTCTTCTTTCTCCAATTAATTTTTTTTCTGCTTCTACGTTAGCTTTAAATTGATCAGAATCTTTTTCAGCGCCGCTTTTAGCTGCTCTTCGCTCTGCTCTTCTTTGAGTTCTATCTTCTATTCTTTTTTGGCGAGATGTTTTTCCAACTACTTCTTTCTTTTTTTTAAACTCTTCAGAAGCTTCTTTGTAAAATTTTTCTTTATCAAACATATTTAAGATTTTGTATTATTAGCAGATTTTTCCCAAGGCAATTTTTTATGCCCTTCAAGATAAGCAACTCCATTATAAACTATTTTTTTCCCTTGTAACCTAGGGTAAGGCTTTCCGTTCCAATAAACATTTTGATCATCATAATCTAACTTTCCAGATTTCATATCAGCTATATGCTTTTTTTCATGAGCAATAACTTCTTTCTTTTTAGCAGGCGACAATCCTTCTTTTATTTCTATTGTTCCGTCTTTATGAGCTTTACCTAAAACCCCATCTTCTAATTTTTTTACCGGAGAACTTTTTTTAGATTTTTTTCTTTTGTCTCTAATTTTTCTTATTTTAGAAATTGTTTTTAATTTTTTTATTAATTCCTCATTAGAGCTTTTTGAATTTTTAATACCTACATCCCATTTACTATAACCTAACGCTAAAGCAATGGACTGCCACATTTCTAAATCTTGATCTGTGGCTGTCTTTAAATTATTCATTTTACGAATAGCCCTATCAGCGGGAACGTTTGTTAAAGCAGAAATAATCTTACCTCCTGCTTCGGCCGCCGGATTATCAATAGCAATCCCTTTTTCTCTCATCTCTTCTCTGGTCTGCTTGTAAGTAAAAGATCTACCGGCAGATTGAAGCTTTCTTAGTTTAGAATTTATAGGAGGAGACAATGTTGTAAGCTCTAATGCCACATCGGTATAGTCAGGTCTACCACTTTTATATTCTTCTATGGTTTTCATAACTAAATTTTTAGCTGTAGCAACTACGGCTCCACCAACACCAACGCCTCTTAATAAAGAATCAGCAATACTGTTACCCATTCTAAAATATCTATCTTGCTCTTCTTCATCGTCATCATCAGAAAATAACATTGCAAACATTGCTTGCTGTAAAAATGTAAATATTACGTTTTGAACAGCGCCATAATACAATATTTTAGACATATTAGTTTTCCAGTCACCCCTTCCATTAACAAGATCTAAAGCAGCTTTTTTCATTAACCTGCCGTATTGCATAGGTGTGTTAGCAAAAGCTAATATAACGCGCCCTAATGGGCTTGCTTGCTGCATTGAAACTCTATCTGGTCTTGATGATTGCTGAGACTCTTCTGTTATTTCTTTAAAATCTAAGAAAGCTTTTTCTTTTGCCTCTTTTTCACTAAGCCCTTCCTTTAAATATGTATTAATTCTGTTTCTATAAAAAGAAGTACCACCAATGCTAATAGCAAAACTATCTGCCATTTGAGTTGGTAAAAAACCTTTTTTAAGAATAGCAGCAAGTGCAGCTCTAACTTTATTGTCTGCTGTAGATGCCATTCTGGCAATTTCATCTGCATTAACATCTGTTTTTAGACCAGATCTTCTTTGTTTTAAGAAGTCTGAATTAAATATTTCTGCAAAGTCGTTCCAAAATTGTTTTTGATTCGCGAAGGCTGCAGCAGCTTTAACTGGATTATTATCCGACCAGTTTAAATAGTTTACTGAAGATATAGTTTGTAGTAATGCTGATCTTGTGTTAAAAAACATTATTGTACCTACAGAGTCATTAATCCAGTTCATAAACTGATTAGTTAACTTATTAGAACCAGACGGTCTATTACGACCAGTCTCCATTCTATAAAGCATATCCTGCAAAGCTTCAACATAAGCGTCGCCATATAGTGCTTTCAGCTTATTTAAATTGTCTTTGAATACA